TTTAACCGTGTGCCGCTCCAGACTTCTATGGACGGCGACTTCGACACGGGCAACGTGCGGTACAAGGCTCGGGAGCGCTATGCGTTTGGCGTATCCGATCCGCTTGGGATATTCGGTTGCGAGGGTGCAACCTAATTATTCCTCCTAGAGGGTGGGGGGCTTCGGCCCCTCATTCTATTCCTGGGAATAACTAGCCCTAGCGACTGGCCCAGCAGACGCTTACGAGGACTCTAGGGCAAAACCTTTCGTAAGAAGGATACTTAAAATGGGTGCAACAACTTTCTCGGGCCCTGTTAAAGCGGGAACGATTACCAGCACAACCGGAACCACGCTCGGCACGGACATCAAAAATACAGGCCAAGTGGTAATGGCGCAGACATTTTCAACAGGAACTGCTCTGTCGAGTGGTGCCTCTACTGCGAACGCGACTACTGTCGTTATTCCAGCCAACTCACAAATCATTGACATAGTCCTTGATAAGCCGACAGCAATGGGCAACGCCACTTGCGTTTTCAGTGTTGGGGACACAGTTGGTGGAAACAAAACTTTCATCAATGACTTCTCAATTACCACAGGCTCCGGGGCTGGAAGAGCGTACCCAACCACGGAAGCTGGTGGTGCATTGGCTTGGGCTGACGTAGGCACGGCTGACGTTAAACTTACCTGGACGAGCACTGGTGCCACTAATGCGGGTGAAGTTAGAGTTACCGTTCTGTACCAGCAAAACATTAACCTGCAATAAGAGGAGGTTTTAATGACTACTTTAAGGTCATTTACCTACACCTATTCGGGTAGTGCTGAAAACCAAAGCAACCCTGCGGCAGATGTAGATGCCTGCGGGGATGCTGCTGCGTTGACTGACGACCAGTTCTATATGCTCCTTGATGGGGGCATGGCAACGGCTGGCGACGGTGATGGCATCTGCACCTCACAAAGTGTGGCGGGGCAGCTTTCTATCAACGGTGCAGGCTCTGAAGAAAAGAACAGTCTGCGGCGTGTAAACTATGGCAAGGCTGCACCCAGAAGGGTTTCGATAAGCTCGGGCAACAACAACTCAGCCTTAACATTTACTGTTAAGGGTAAAGACGGTAGCGGCATTCCTGTTACCGAAGAGTTGACTGGGCCCAACAATGCCAGCGTCTATACGACCAACTTGTTCTCGGTAGTGGACATGGTGTTCTCAAGCGGCACAACCAATGCGGTTACCGTGGGCGACAACCTTGGCTTTGTTGATTTCGGCAGACTGTGCCGAAAAATAAACATAACCTCGGATGGAAACTCCAGTGCCCTTACATATACAGTCACGGGGCTGGATGTGTATGGGGCCGTGCAAACAGAATCGATTGCAGGGCCCAACTCAGGCACTACGGCAGGAGCCCAGTTCTTCAGCTTCGTGTCTTCGGTGAAGTCGTCAGCGTCGGACAGCAACAGTGTAAGCGCAGGGGTTATTGCGGGTATCCGTGTTATGATTAACAACCAGGATACGCGCCTTAAAAACTGGTACATGGTGCAGGCCGCTAATGCAGCCAAGGCAGAGATTACCATAGAAGATGGTGCGACATCTAGTGCGGCGGGAAGTTCCAAGATAATCTTTAATCCAGGTCAAGGCGACGGCGTGGTGAACTATCCTGAGATAGGTGGAACTGGGATACGCTTCGCAACAAGCATGAGTTTTGATATGCCTGTTGACGCGGATCTCTTGACCTCCGCCACGTTCATGTACGATGGCTGACAGTAAGCTGGCTGCTGAACTTATGGCGCATGAGCGAGAATGCGCTGTTCGGTGGGAAGCAATAGAGAAACGCTTGGCTCGTCTTGAGTTGATGAGTTGGGCGTTCAACATTGCTATTGTATCGGGGCTGTTCGCAATCGTAATGAAGGTTGTCTGATGTCTTCTACCCGTGATGCAAAGATCAAAAAGGTCATGGGAGAATACAAGCGCGGCTCTCTCAAGAGTAGCTCAGGCAAGAAGGTTACGAATCGCAAGCAGGCTTTGGCAATAGCTAATAGCGAAGGAGATAGAGTTATGCCTCAAGGTAAGGGTACTTATGGAAGCAAGCGTGGACGCCCGCCGAAGAAGACCATGGCGAAGGGTGGCCCGGTTAAGAAAAAGGCTGGTGGTCCTGTGAAGAAAAAGCAGGGGTTCAACGCACGCCTTGATGAGTCTCTTGGCTCCCGCAATCGGAAGACCAAAGGGAATCTTAAAGCCCGCCGCAAAGAGAGCGAGGGCATGGAAAAGAAAATGGGCCGCAAGAAGTTTGCTGCCGCAAAGACAATGGACAAGGGCTCTCGGAAGAGGAAATCCTAATGCCAACTCTTAAACCAAGCACGGCCTCGAAGAACAAGGTCAAGACCGAAGACGCATACGGGAGTGTGCCTGTCCAGGTCGAAGGTACAGGCGGCGACATCGGCGAAGCCAAGCAGCGTCGAGTAGCGGCCTACGGCAACAACAAAGGCGGTGACGTAATCAGGCAGACTAAGGGCCTGTATACTTACGGCCCGATGGCATAGGAGATCCTGATGGCAATGAAAAAATGCCCTGTCGATGGAATGGCAATGAAGGGTCATACCCGTGCTCCCAGCAAGAAGCAGGGCGGCGGCTATCTTGGAGGTCTTTCTGAGAGTGGCCGTGGCACGATGGCTGGTGAGATGGGGCCAAAGGGCTCAATGTCTGTGCGCGAAGCTGGCGAAACCATGCATGAGTTAAGCAAGCGGAAGCGCGGGTTTGAAGGCGGAGGCGCGGCCAGTTCTTACAACCGTCGCTATAACAACCAAAACAAGTAGGCTGTCATGGCGACTTCGGGAACGACCTCGTTCAATCTTGACATTAATGAGATATGCGAAGAGGCCTATGAGCGTGCAGGATTAGAGTTGCGCAATGGGTTTGACCTGCGTACTGCAAGGCGCTCTCTCAACCTGATGATGTTGGACTGGTCTAACCGTGGCATTAACCTGTGGCAGATACAGCAGGGAACGGTTAACCTTACGGAGGGCACCCAATTCTACACCCTTGACTCTTCGGTGGTAGATCTTTTGGAGCATGTTATCCGCACCAATGAAGGGGACGCGCAGACCCAAAGTGATTTACAGATTACCCGCATCTCCAATTCCACATACTCTACAATCCCTAATAAACTGAGTAAGGGACGGCCTGCTCAGATCTGGATTAATCGTCAGGCCAGCGCGCCCGTTGTTTATGTGTGGCCAACCGCCAGTTCAAACTATGCGTACACGGGAGGAGATAAGGGACAGCTTGTGTACTGGTACATTAAAAGAATTGAGGACACGGGCACCAAGGCATCCAATGAAATGGACATAGCGCCTTTGTTTATCCCGGCCCTTGTTTCCGGTCTGGCCTATTATATTGCTCTGAAGAAGCCGTCATCTACGGATCGTATTGGTATGCTAAAGCAAGTATACGAAGAAACCTTTGAGCGGTGCGCAGACGAAAACCGAGTGAAGGCGTCATTGAATTTAATTCCCTTCACGCAAGGGTTCTATGGGCAATGAGTAAATACGCTAGAGGCCGGTACGCCTTTGGGTTCTGTGATCTTACGGGGTTTAGATATCCGCTGCGGGATTTAAAGCCTGAAGTTGTTGAGGGGAAGCTGACTGGATCTCATGTAGGGTTTGATGTCTGGAGTGCAGACCAGCCACAAAACTGGCTTGGCACTGTAAGGATAAACGACCCACAGGCCCTCTATCAGCCCCGGCCTACTGGAGCTACGGCGGGACGTGGGTTCTTTTCGTGGGACCCTGTGGGGGACGGCAACAGTGCGAAGGTTCTTGGAACGCAAGGGTTAACAACGATGCAGATTAGTTCCGCTATCGGAACGGTTACAATAGTAACGAGCTAGACATGACATATGCAGAACTAGTACAGGCTATTAAAGATTACACTGACAACCAAGAGACGACTTTTGTTGATCAGATTAATCAGTTCATTAGGAACGCTGAAGAGCGGATTCTTTATGATGTTCAGCTTCCTGTGTTCACCAAGAACCAGCAGGGCGTCCTTGCGTCCGACAACAAGTATCTGGCTCTGCCTAACGATTTTCTTGCGCCGTTCTCTTTATCCGTCATCACGGGGAACAATTATTATTTCCTGTTAAACAAAGACGTTAACTATTTGCAAGAGGCGTTCCCAGACATAACGGAGACTGGACGGCCAGAGTTCTATGCAATCTTTGATGATACCAACCTCTTGGTGGCCCCTGTTCCTGATGCGGCCTACACGGTTGAGTTCCACTATCTTTACCAGCCAGCGGGGATATCGGCATCCAATGCGACGACATGGCTGAGTACCAACGCCAGTAATGCTCTGCTGTATGCTTCATTGATTGAGGCGTATGTATTTATGAAGGGGGAAGCAGATCTTATGACGTATTACCAAACGAGGTATCAAGAGTGTCTGCCGAGAGTAAAGAACCTGGGTGAGGGGCGTGACCGCAAAGACATCTACCGCTCAGGCCAGCTTAGGATTCCTGTATCGTGAGCTTAGAGGGATCAGTTGGAAGTGGGGAGATCGGCCCGGTTACTGTTCATACTACTCAGAACAGAGGGCATTCTCCTGAAGAAATAGCAGAGATGTGTGTTAACAAGATTGTTCATATCTCTCAAGATGCGCCGCCGCATGTGCGTGAACAGGCCCTTGCCTTCCGCGAGAAGGTGAAAGCAGTGGTTGCAGAATATATGCACAGGGCCGTGCAGAGTGACCGTACAACCCTGTGGAATGTCCTAAAGAGAGAAGGGTTCCACGATGAAGCTGAGATCATAAGGAGACTATAATGGCAATTAACCAAGCAATGTGCGGTTCTTATAAACAAGAGATTACCGCAGGTATTCATTTTTGGGCACAGCACACACGAACCGGGTCAAGTGCTATTGCAGCGGACACGTTCTACATCGCAATGTTCACTGCTAGTCGAACAGATGCAAACGAGGACCTCACTGGCTACACGGCAACGAACGAAGTCAGCGGCACGAACTACACCGCAGGGGGGCAAGCGCTGACCAGCGTTACCCTTGGCTTATCGGACAACAGCAGTGCGGTGCCCACAGCGTTCCTCGACTTTGCGGATACGACATGGAGTTCTTCCACCATTTCTAACGCACGGGTTGCCGTTATATATAACTACACCTTGGCTACCGCAGGAACTGGAGCCACGATAAACCACGCAGCAAAGCCATCTGTGTGCGTGTTAGACTTTGGTGGGAACAAGTCCTCCAGTTCTGGAGATTTTACCATCCAGTATCCTGCTAATGATGCGAACAACGCCATTATAAGATTGGCGTAGTCTATGTCCTCTGTAACCATTATCTTTGGCACCGGCTGGGGAAGAGCCGGTTGGAACCAGGGTGCGTGGAACGCAGGGGGTATTAGCTCCTTATCTATGGCGGGCGCTGTCAATAGCGTTACGGCTGTAGAGGGTACGGGTGTAGCAGTGTCTCCGTCTGCGGTGCAGGCAATCTTTTCTTTTGGCACGTACAGTGTTGGTGAAGGTACAGGGATTACGATAGTAGAGTCAGGAGTTGTTGCGGCCTCTGCTATTGGAACGGGGTACACGGTTTCTGGAAAGGCGGTGGTGTCGCCCACGGAAGTGGGGAGCGTATCAGCTAGTTTCTCTCTTGGGACATTTGATGTTACGGGCGGCATTGCGTTCTCAGTGACGGGAGTTCAGGCGGCTGGCACCACAGGAACTGAAGCGGTTGTCGAAGGGACGGGAATCGCAGTAGCGACGACAGGGACTCAAGCAGCCAGTGCGATTGGTACGGTGACTCCGGCCAGCATGGTTGTTGGTGTGACAGGTGTTTCAATTTCGGGGACAATTAACTATCCGGTTATATGGCAACCCATTGTTCCTGATCAGTCTCCAGGGTGGGTTCCCATAGGCAGCAGAGACGCAGCGTGAGGTAAAAATGGCAAGCACATACACAACAAACTTTGGCATTGAGAAGATTGGGTCTGGTGATCAATCAGGATCGTGGGGAACTACGACCAACTTTAACTTGGACATCCTAGATCGTGTGGCCTCTTTCAAAGCCGTTGCACTGACCGGGACTACGCACACTCTGACTGTTAGGGAAGCTGCCCCAGACTCTGGGACAGAGAACCTTCAGGATGGAATGTTCCGCGTCATTAAGTTTACGGGGGCGCTTGGTGCAAACAATACCGTGACCGTAGCTCCGAATACGACGACGGCATACTTCATCTTTGTTAACTCAACAACGGACTCTGGCTCCAGTGGCCCGTACTCTGTAGTTATAAAACAGGGTTCCGGTGCCGAGATTACTATTCCGAATGGGCACTCATCGGTTGTCTTCTGTGACGGCGCAGGATCTGGCGCTGCTGTAACGGATGCCTTTGCAAAGCTGTACGTCTCTGATGCAATACAGATTGGATCTGGTGCCGCAGAGGATACAAAGATCGTCTTCGATGGCAACGCTCAGGACTTCTACGTTGGCCTAGATGACTCAGCCGACGATTTGATTATTGGATCTGGTTCTGCTGTGGGCACCAACCCAGCGAAAGCCGTTGATGAGA